TCAGCAAGATCAACAAGTGGCGTGAGAAGCAAAAGTTCGAGGCTAACTTTGCGTTGGCAAACAACGCAGCCACCGCGCCGTTTAAGGATTACCCGGACCAGAAGTACGGGTGGTTTCAGCTTAGGGCAGACACCCCCGAGGGTCGGGGGGCGCTACAGGAGGCCCTGCAATACGAAGGCGACATGATGGGGCACTGTGTGGGCGGGTACTGCGACGATGTCCTCTCAGGGCGATCGAAGATCTACTCTCTCCGGGACAAAAAGACCGGCGCCCCGCATGTGACGATCGAGGTTGTGCCCCCTGTGGATCCGTATGGGCTGGACTTACAAGATCCGGCATACCGGCGGAATGTCGAGCTAACGCCGCAAACCAGGGCGGAGTATCGAGAATACATTCGGCAATGGCGGGTGCGTAATCCCAACGTGACGGGGGAACTTGACTCCGAACAGATGACCCAAGCTTTGAAAGAGGCAGGAGTTCCTCCAAGATACACCCCGGTCATTGAACAGATCAAAGGCAAGGGCAATAAAAAGCCGAAGGACGAATACCTGCCTTTTGTCCAAGATTTTGTTCGGTCGGGGAGATGGGACAGCGTTGAGGACCTAGATAACACAGGCCTTGTGGATCTTATGCGCCACAGCACTCAATTCCCGCTTACTTCGACTGGTCGTACCAGCAAACAAGAACTTACCATAACCCAACGACAAAGCATCAGGCAAACGGCCATCATGCAACTTCAGGAAGAGGGGCTGCGTTATGTAACTCCACAGGAACTTCAATCGCGAATTGATGCACTTACCCCTTCTCAGCAATAGCATTCCTGCCCAATCTGTATTAGGATCTCAACATGCCAATTGACAAAGCTATCAACCCCGCGCCAGACGGTGGGATTCTGGTCATTGCCGAGGAAGCCGAGGCGATGCCGGATGTCGAGATCGTCCTGGACGAGGAAGGCGGGGCGGTGATTGAGATTGGCGAGAGCGAAGCCAAGGAAGTCGACTTTTACGCCAACCTTGCGGAGGTCGTGGACCCCGATGAGCTAGGCCGTATTGCCATTGATGTCTCTTCGATGTTCGAGGCGGACAAGGGCTCGCGATCGGACTGGGAGCAGATGTACGCCAAGGGGCTCGATCTCTTGGGCTTGCGCATGGAAGAGCGTACGAAGCCCTTCCGTGGCGCGGCGGGCGTGACCCATCCGATGCTGCAAGAGGCCATCATCCAGTTCCAGGCGCAGGCATTTAAGGAGCTGATGCCGGCTGGCGGCCCTGTCCGCACGCAGATTCTAGGCAAGGAGACCGTCGATAAGTTCCAGCAGGCCTCGCGCGTGCAGGACTTCATGAACTATCAGATCACTACGGTGATGGAGGAGTACACCCCGGAGTTTGACCAGCTCCTGTACTACACCGGATACGGCGGATCGACCTTCAAGCAGGTCTATTACGACATGCAGCTTGGCCGCATGGTGTCGAAACTGTGCTTGGCCGATGATGTTTACATCCCGTACAACAGTTCGAGCGTCGTTTCGCAGTGTTCGCGGCTCACGCATCGCATTGCGATGGACTCCAACGAGTTCCGCAAGCGCGTTTTGATTGGCGAGTACCTCGAGATTGCGATAGATCTTGAGCCGACGCCCGCGGATCCGAGCCAAATCCAGGCTGCGATCGACAAAGTGACGGGCGTACAGCCGACGGATCAGGCTGGCGAGGTCTTTTTGCTTGAAATGCTGGTCGATTTGGACCTGCCGGGCTTTGAGGACAAGGGCGAGAACGGCGAACCGACCGGAATCAAGCTCCCGTATGTTGTTACGCTGGCCGAAGACTCGTTAAAAGTCGTCGGAATCCGTCGGAACTGGAAGGAAGAAGACGAGAGGAAGCGCCGACGCAACTATTTCGTGCACTATGTCCTCGTTGAAGGCCCTGGCGCGTATGGTTTGGGCTTTGTGCACCTTATCGGCGGCCTCTCCAAGCGGCTTCGAGCGCGTTGCGGCAGTTGATTGACGCCGGAACGCTTGCCAACCTGCCTGCGGGCTTTAAAGCCAAGGGCGCGCGCATCGCGGACGACTCGGATCCGATCCAGCCGGGCGAATGGCGCGACATCGACGCCGGTGGCGCGGAGCTTTCGGCTTCGCTCATGCCGTTGCCGTACAAGGAACCGAGTCAGGTGCTGTTTGCGCTGCTCGGATTTGTCGTGGACGCGGGCAAGCGGCTCTCGAGCACGGCCGATATGCAGGTCGGCGACGGCAATCAGTACGCTCAGGTCGGCACGACGCTTGCGTTGCTCGAGCGTGGCGCGATGGTCATGTCCGCGATCCACAAGCGGTTGCACTACGCGCAGTCGTTGGAGTTCCGGCTGCTCTTTGAGGGCTTTGGCCAGTACATGCCGGACGAGTACCCGTACGATGTGCCGGGTGCGAGCCGCAAGATCAAGCGTGCGGACTTCGACAACATGGTTTCGGTGCAGCCGGTTGCTGATCCGAACATTTTTAGTAGTGCGCAGCGTATTCAGCTTGCCCAGATGCAGTTGCAGATGGCGCAGAGCGCGCCAAACATGCACAACATGTACGAGGCGTACTATCGCGTGTACGCCGCGCTCAATATCCGCGACATCGACGGGCTGTTGTTGCCGCAAAACAACCAGATGCCGCGCGACCCACTGTCCGAGAACAGTGCTATTTTGAACAACATGAAGCTCAAGGCGTTCGCGGGTCAGCAGCACGACGCGCATGTTGCGGCGCATTTGATGATGGGCATGTCGCCGATGCTTCAGTCCAATCCGATGGCCGCGATGGAGCTTCAGCAGCACATTTTGGAGCATCTGCGGATCAAGGCTGAAGAGGATGTCGAGGCGGATCTCTTCCGTATGTACGGCGTGGACCCTGATCGCATAGTTTCGTCGATCCAGAAGGAAGGCATGGTTGCGATCAAGGCGACGACTTACATGCAGGAGATGCGCAACATGCAGTCGCAGATCTCCGGCGAGGGCGCGGGTGGGGAAGACCCGCTGGTGGCCTTGAAGAAGCAGGAACTTGATCAGCGAGCCGCTGCGGATCAGGCCAAGATGCAGTTGGATCAAGCCAAGCTGCAACTGGAGACGCAGAAGATGCAGCAGTCGCTACAGATTGATCAGGCGCGGTTGCAGTTACAAGCAGCAAAAGGAGGACGAAATGCCGCTTAAGAAGGGGTCTAGTCAGAAGACGATCAGCCGAAACATCGGCGAGCTCGTGGGCACTTATAAGGAAAAGGGCCGCATTGGCACTAGCAAGCCGAAGAGCAAAGGTGCTGCGGTGAAGCAGGCCGCGGCGATTGCATACGCAAAAGCCGGCAAGTCGCGTAAGATGAGCGACGGTGGCGGCGTGCGTGTGGTCAAGAAAAAGGACGGTAACCGCCCAGTCAAGATTTATTAAGTTTGATTAAGCGCTTCGGGTGGTGCGCAAAACCGCCTGCTTTTCATGGAAATCTACCATGCTTGAATTTGCAGAAGCAGTTCTGAGAGAAATCAAAAATCTCCGTGAATCATCGGAAGATATCATCCTGAACGGCACGATTGCTGACATGGAGCGTTATCGCTTCATGATGGGTCGTCTTGAAGGATTGAAGCTAGTAGACCAATCCGTGAGGGCGCTTTTGAAATCGCGAACGGATGACGATGGCTTTTCAATCTAAAGGAGACTTATGAGCGCAGCAGCAAAAGAGCCGACCGCACTCGAGAAAAAGTGGGCGGAAGAGGCAGTCAAGCACGTCCCGAGCCTCGAGGACGCCTACACGGCGGAGGGCTTTAAGCCCGAAAAGCTCGACGAGACGGTGATCGATCGTATCCCGACCCCTACGGGTTGGCGTATCGCGATCCTTCCCTATCGTGGGGCCGAGAAGACCAAAGGGGGAATTGCCCTTTCCGAAGAGACGCAGCGCAAGCAGCAGCTAACCACTGTCTGCGGCTATGTCTTGAAGGTTGGTCCGCTCGCGTACGCCGACGAGGGCAAGTTCCTGACCGGCCCGTGGTGCAAGCAGGGTGACTGGATCATTTTCGGCCGTTATGCGGGGGCCCGTATCCCCATTGACGGCGGCGAGATCCGGTTGATCAACGATGACGAGGTCTTGGGCGTTGTGAACGACCCCGAAGACGTCCTCCACATGTGGTAAGGAGATTTTTAAATGGTAAACGAACAGTTGGAATTTAGTGTCGGGGAAGGCGAACAGCCTGCCACCGTCCAAGTGCCGATGGAGGAGGAAACTCCCACATTGCCGCAGATTAGTAACGAGACGGCCGCGGCGGAAAAGAACGAGCGCGAGCTCGATGACTACAGCGACAAGGTCAAGAAGCGCATTGACAAGCTGACGGCTCGTCTGCGCGAGACCCAGCGCCGTGAGCAGGCGGCCTTGGACTATGCCAAGCAGGTCCAGGTCCGTGCGCAGGAGCTCGAGCAGCGGTATGTGAAGACCGACGGCGAGCGGCTGGTCGAGGCGCAGAACCGGGTCGAGACCCAGGCTGTGGCGCTCAAGCAGATCATCCGCAAGGCCCGTGAAGAGGGCGATATTGACACCGAAACCGAGGCCCAGCAGCGCCTGTCGGCCTTGACCCTGGAAAACTCGCAAATCCAGGCGGCCAATGCCCAGCGCGAAGCCTATATGCAGCAGCAAGCTGCCTATCAGCAGCAACAGCAGGCCGCCTACCAGCAGCCTGCCCAGCAGGCCCAGCAGGTTGACCCCCGGGTCGAGGATTGGGCGGAGAAGAACAAGTGGTATGGCCGGGACACCGTCATGACCCATGCCGCCTGGGGCATCCACCGTCAGTTGGTACAGGTTGATGGTGTTGACCCCAGTTCAGACGAGTACTATGATGAGCTTGACAAACGTATTCGAGACGCTTTTCCGCACAAGTTTCAGGAAAGCGGCTCGGGCACGCAGAGCAGGAACCGTAACGTGCAAACGGTTGCGCCTGCTTCACGGTCCTCCGGGATCAACAATGCTGCACGCCGCACTGTCAGGTTGACGCCAAGTCAAGTGGCAATTGCTAAAAAGCTGGGCGTTCCTCTTGAGGAATATGCCAAGTACGTGAAGGAGTAAAACCATGTCAGACGTCAAAATGCCTACCATCAACCGCGCTTCTCGCGAGACCGATACTCGTACGAAGACCGCGCGACGTCGCCCCTGGGCCCCTCCCTCACGACTGGACGCGCCGCCAGCTCCAATGGGATACAAACATCGCTGGATTCGGGCTTCGGCAGGCGGGATTGAAGACCGCTCGAACATCGCAGGGCGTCTCCGTGAGGGGTACGAACTGGTTCGTGCGGACGAATATCCTGACTTCCCAGCTTCAGTGGCAGAAGACGGTCGACATGCTGGAGTGATCAGCGTGGGAGGCCTTCTCCTAGCACGTATCCCTGAAGAGAGCGTGGAAGAGCGCGCGGCGTATTACGCTCGTAGAGCGAATGACCAAATGCAGGCTGCGGACAACGAACTGCTTAAGAGCAATGCTCATTCAAGCATGGTTATTGAGCGTCCTACCCGCCGGTCTCGCGTTTCATTCGGAGGTTCCAAAACAAATGGAACCAGTGAATAACTTTTTCAGAGGATTAATCAAATGGCAAATGTAGACAAAGCCTTTGGTTTCCGTCCTCTCGGCAATTTGTCTGCGACTGGATCCCAGAAGCAGTACGGTTACGAGATTGCGGATAACCAGTCAGGCGCGATTTACCAGGGCGACCTGGTGACGATCGTAAACGGCTATGTCGTTAAGTTCCTCCCGGGCACGCATGCTGCGGCCCTGGGTGTTCTCAACGGCGTGTTTTATATCGACCCGACGAGCGGTAAGCCGACCTGGAAGAACTACTACCCGGGCAGCGTCAACATCACTGAAGGCAAGATTGTTGCCGATGTGATCGACGATCCGAGCCAGTTGTTCATCGTCCAGGCCGACGAGGACATCGAGCAAGCCGATATCGGCAAGAACGCGGATGTCGTTGGCACGGGCGGTAGCACCACCACGGGTGTGTCTTCGATGGAACTGGATTCGTCCACCATTGCGGATACGGCGGCATTGAACCTCAAGATTGTTGGCCTGTGGAACACCCCGGGCAACGAGCTTGGGAACTTCGCCGTTGTCGTTGTGAAAATCAACGAGCACCTGTACGGCAGCGCCGGCGTCAAGGCCGTAACCTGATATATAGGGGCATAAAAAATGGCAATTTCACGTGCACAATTGGTCAAGGAACTCGAGCCGGGCTTGAATGCTCTGTTCGGCCTTGAGTACAAGAACTACGAGAACGAGCACGCCGAGGTTTACTCGGTTGAGAGCTCCGATCGTGCGTTCGAGGAAGAGGTGATGGAGTCCGGCTTTGCCGAGGCCCCTGTGAAGACCGAAGGCGCTGGCGTCGCTTACGACCAGGCGCAGGAAGTCTACACCGCTCGTTATACCCACGAGACGATCGCTCTCGCGTTCTCGCTCACCGAAGAAGCCGTTGAGGACAACCTCTACGACCGTCTCTCGGCGCGTTACACGAAGGCGCTCGCCCGCTCGATGGCGCAGACGAAGCAGATCAAGGCGGCGAATGTGCTTAACGGCGCGTTCACGACCTCGGTCGGCGGCGACGGAAAGCCGCTCTGTGCGGATGATCACCCGACCCTGTCGGGCCCGAACCTCCGTAACGAGCTCGCCACGTCCGCGGACCTCTCTGAGACGTCGCTCGAGCAGGCACTGATCGACATCGCTGCGTTCACCGATGAGCGTGGCCTGAAGATCGCGGTGCAGGGCCTCAAGCTCATCATACCGAAGGAACTCATGTTTACGGCTGACCGTATCCTCAAGTCGACGCTCCGCGTTGGCACTGCGGATAACGACATCAACGCCGTGAAGAACATGGGCATGGTGCCGCAGGGCTACACCGTGAACCACTTCCTGACCGACCCGGACGCTTGGTTTATCAAGACCGACGCCCCGAACGGCATGAAGATGTTCCAGCGTGTTGCTATCAAGACTGGTTTCGAGGGTGACTTCGATACTGGCAACGTGCGGTACAAGGCTCGCGAGCGCTACAGCTTCGGCTTCAGCGACCCTCGCGGCATCTTCGGATCGCCTGGCGCGGCCTAAGAGGCAAAGTGGAAGGGGGCCGCAAGGCCCCCTTTCTCTATGTGTTTCTATCGCGTATAGTAAAGTTTCCGGGAAATCCGGTACGTCTGACAGTCCCGGCTGACGACATGCAGACAGACGTACCTAACTCGCATGTGAGGAATTTTTAATGGCTAGTACAACTTTCAGTGGGCCGGTAACTTCTACGAACGGCTTTATCGCCGGCACCGGCGCAACGGTCACCTCGATTCTGACCGCTACTTCAACAATCGACTTCACTTCGATTTCTGCTAACACGACGGCTGATTCGTCTGGTATCACCGTGACCGGTGCTGCGGTTGGTGATGCAGTAATCGTCGGCGTTCCGGCTACCCTCGCCGCGGGGCTTGTTGTCACGGGTTATGTTTCGGCTGCCGACACCGTTAAGGTTCGTGCTGCCAACGTCACAGGCTCTGCCATTGACCCGGCTTCGGGCTCGTTCCGAGTTGTTGTCGTCAAAGTAGCCTAATAGGAGGCTCGCAATGAGCTTCGCAAGTGATGTTAAAGCCAAAACCGTGGTCGCTACTGGCGACATGGTGAACGGCCGTACGCGTATTCAAGGCGTCTACTACACCTGCACGGGTACGGCGGCTGCGATCACCCTGAAAACGGGCGGATCTGGCGGTACGACGGTGATGGAAATCAAGACGCCGGCGGCTGCTGGTGCCTATGACATCATCATCCCGGACGATGGTATTTTGGCCACGGACGGCGTGCATGCCACGCTGTCTTCGGCTGAAGTCCTCAGCATCACCTTGTTGTATGTCGGCGGAGCGCCTGCGTAATGAGGCGTAGCGGCATGGGCCTGTGAGGCGTAGCGGCATGGGCCTGGCTCTTCGTGGCGGCGGGGCCGTTCGCAAAGGCATGGGCATTGCCACGTCGGTGAAAAGCGGGAACTTTCGTTCTACGAAGTCCGGGGCAGGCATGACCAAGAAAGGCGTGGCGGCTTACCGCCGCGCCAATCCTGGCAGCAAGCTTCAAACCGCAGTAACGGAAAGCAGTCCTGGCCCCGCTCGCGCTAAACGCCGCAAGTCTTTTTGCGCTCGTTCGGCCGGGCAGATGAAGATGTACCCCGAGGCCGCCAAGGATCCAAATAGTCGGATCCGTCAAGCGCGTCGTCGGTGGAAGTGTTAATTCTTAAGGAGTAAATGACAATGCCTGGCAAACTGAAGATGGTCATGAAGAAGGGCAAACGAGTCCCGGCTTTTGCCGCTGACGGCGTGGGCCAAATGAAAAAGGGTGGCATGGCTGATAAGAAAGGCCGTGCTATGAAGAAGGGTGGCAAGGACGCGCGCGGCCGCGCGATGCGGGGGTACTAACATGGCAGGTCGTGGAATGGGCGCAGCCGTCCGTGGCGGTGGCGCAGTGGGCAGTGGCCCGAAGAACAAGATGCTCTCTGAACCCAGCATGAAGACCGGCAAGGTTCTTATGATGGCCGAGGGTGGCGATGTCAACCAGCACAAGCGCATGGCCATGGGCATGATGGGCGGCGGCATGCCGATGCGTGGCTACAAGAAGGGCGGCATGGCCAAGAAGAAGGTCAAGAAGATGCGCTACGGCGGGTCTTGCGGCTAATCGATGGCCACATCGGGCACCACAGACTTCAATCTATCGATCGACGATCTGATTGAAGAGGCATTTGAGCGATGCGGCATGCGGCCGACGAGTGGTTATCACCTCACGTCCGCACGTCGCTCGCTCAACTTGCTATTTCTGGACTGGGCCAACAGAGGTCTCAACCTCTGGACGATCGAGCAGGCGACCTACACCTTGACGCAAGGCGTCAACGAGATCTCGTTGCCGACGGACACGGTTAATGTCTTGGAGGCGATCATTCGCCAAAACAGCCAAGGCATTAACTCGGATGTCTACATTCAGCGGATTAGCCGAGAGGACTACCTTAACGTCCCGGACAAGACCTCCGAGGCGCGTCCTGCACAGTTCTATGTACAGCGTACGAACACGCCAAAGGTCTTTTTCTATCCGGCCGCGGATCAAACCTACACGTTCATCTACTACCGAATCCGCCGGATCCAGGATGCTGGTGTCTACACCAACACCTCGGATGTCAACTTTCGCTTCCTGCCCTGCCTGACCTCCGGCTTGGCATACCAGTTGTCGCTGAAATTTTCCCCTGATCGCACTCCTGCGCTTAAGGCGATCTACGAAGAAGACTTCTTGCGGGCCGCGATGGAGGATCGGGACACGGCAAGCGTACAGTTCGTGCCGGATGTGGGGTTCTAATGGCCTACGCAACCGGCAAACACTCTTACGGACTGTGCGATTTCTGCGGCCAGCGGTACCCCTACAACGTCCTGCGCAAGCAGTGGCAGGGGTACATGGTCTGCCCGGACGACTATGAGCCGAAAGAACCGCAGTTAGAGCCGCTTCGGTATCGCGGGGACGCGATTGCGCTACGCGATCCACGGCCCGATCGCATCGAACCTGTCTCGGTGTTCGTTGGCGCACCCGGATTTAGTGCATTCCAGAGCTTTGGGAGTGCCCGAAACACGAACGACATGCGACCATACATCGTTGGGCAGGCATTGATTGCCCAGGGTGTTATAGGATCAGTTACGGTAACGACGGCATGACATACGACGAACTGGTTACGGATATTCGGAACTACTCGGAGACGGGGGCTAACGTCTTTACGAACCCGGTTATCAACACTTTCATCACGTTTGCGGAGAATCGGATTCTCCGCGACATCGATTTGGATGTTTTTAAGCTCGAAGTCAGCGGAAATATGACCTCGGGCAACAAGTTTCTGACCGCCCCGAGTGACATCCTCACCCATCGGTACATGATGATTACCTCGGGCAGCGATCAGATCTTTTTGGACTTCCGTGACACGTCCTTTATGAAGGAATACTGGCCAAACGGGGCCAGCACGGGCGTCCCCAAGTACTATTCGGTCTGGGATCAGAACACTTTCTACATCGCACCGACCCCAAATGCCAATTTTGTGGTCGAATTGGGCTATATCTACCGCCCAGCGCAGCTTTCGTCGACCACTCCGACGACCTGGATCAGCAATAATGCCCCGGAAGCCCTGTTTTATGCCTGCATGATCCAGGCATACAGCTACACCAAGGGTCCGCCGGAGATGATGCAGTACTTTCAGAACTCGTATCAGCAAGCGATCCAGGGCCTCGGCATCGAGCAGCAGGGACGCCGCCGCCGCGACGAGTACCGCGATGGTATGATTCGTATCCCGGTCAAATCGGAGTCCCCTGGCCCATGATCACTGTAGAAATGCCTGTTTTGACGAGCGGAGTCTCCGTTGCCACGACCCAGAATCGGGGGTGGGACGTCGAGGAGCTTGCGCAACGGGCCGCGGACAAGATCATTTTCGTCGGGGATCAGTCGCATCCGGCTGTTCAGGCGCAGGCGCGAGCCTTTAAAGCGCAGGTTAAGCATGTGGTCGCCTTCTATCTGAGGGAGGCCGTCGAGCAGGACCGTCTCACGATCGCCAATCGGCTTCGTGAGGCGGGGCATCCAGAGCTGGTTCATTTGTTGGGAGACTAAGATGGCATTTACAGGCAATTTCATGTGCACCAGCTTCAAAGTGGAGCTGATGCGGGCGGTTCACAACTTTACAACGGGCACCGGCAATACCTTCAAGCTGGCACTGTACGACAATAGCGCGTCCTTTACGGCCGCGACCACGGCGTATACGGCCACCAACGAGGTAGCCAACTCCGGTACGTACTCGGCAGGCGGCGGCACGCTGACGAATGTGACCCCGACGAGCTCGGGCACGAGGCGGGAGATCCTTCGGTTTGCGTGCTTGACTTCGGTGGGGCAAAGACCTCGACCAACGGCACGTTTACGATCATCTTCCCGACGGCTGATTCGACCAGCGCGATCATCCGCATCGCCTAAGAGGCGGTAAGTGACCGATGCTGTCGTTGCTTTCCAAGGGTGGAATGCTTCTGGCGTAGGCTGGGGCGACGATCCTTGGGGTGAAAGCCTCGCGGCACTTCCGACGGGGACGGGCCAGATTGGCTCTGTTGCGACGGCGGGCGATGCAAATGTCACCCTTACGGGCGTTCAGGCCGCCGGCGCGGTAGGCACCGTTACCGTCACGGCGGGGGCGGATGTCTCGGTTACGGGGCTTCAGGCCACGGGCTCTGTGGGCTCGGTCCTGGTCACTGGCACGGCCAATGTCAGCCTTACGGGGGTTCAGGGCACCGGCGAAGTCGGCACCGTTACGGTCGCCGCCGATGCTAGCGACTCCGTCACAGGCCTTGGGGCGACTGGCTCGGTCGGCTCTGTTACGGTCACCGGCAGTGCGGATGTACTGCTTACTGGCGTTCAGGCGACCGGGTTAATGTCAGCCTCACGGGCGTCGAGGGCACGGGCGCGGTCGGGTCGGTTGTCGTCAACGCGGGCACGGATGTCTTCGTTACGGGCGTCTCGGCAACGGGCGGGATCGGGTCGGTTGCCCTTACCGGAGACGCCAATGTCACGCTTACGGGGGTTTCCGCGACGGTCCAGTTGGGCGATGTCACGGTTGTCACCGAACAGAACGTCCCGGTCACGGGCGTCTCTGCAACGGGCCAAGTCGGCTCAGTCGCTATCACGGGCAACGCGGACGTACTTCTCACCGGCGTCCAGGCCACGGGGGTGGTCAGCAGCGTTCTTGTCTGGGGTGTAATTAATGACAATCAGACGCCTAACTGGCAGAATGTCGATGACTCGCAGACACAAAATTGGGTCATAGTCAACGACGGTAACACGGTGGTTTGGACTCAGATTTCGACGTAAAGGGATATTCACATGCCTAGTTCATACTCAACGAACCTGAAGATCGAGTTGCAGGCGACCGGCGAAAACTCCGGCACCTGGGGCACGATCACCAACACCAACCTCGGCACCGCGCTCGAGCAGGCCGTCGTCGGCTACGGCAACCCGAGTTACCCCTCGGACGCCAACCTGACCCTGACCTACACGGACACCAACGCCGCCCAGGCGGCCCGTGCGCTGGTCTTGAATGTCACCTCGGCGGTCAGCCTCTCGGCGACTCGCGAGCTGGTTGTCCCGACGATCCAGAAGCAGTACATCGTCCAGAACAACACGAGTGGGTCCCAGAGCATCACGGTCAAGACCTCGGCGGGTACGGGCATCACGGTCCCGAACGGCCGCAAGGCGCACCTTTATGTCAACGGCACCGATGTCATCTTCATGGATGACTACGTCGACATCAACGGCGGATCGATCGACGGCACCACGATCGGCGCAAATTCGGCTGCGGCGGGTAACTTTACGACCGTTGACACGACGAATATTGAGGTAACAAACCTTAAGGCCAAGGACGGTACGACTGCGGGATCGATAGCTGACGCCACGGGTGTCGTGACCCTTGGTTCTTCGGTCTTGACCACCACTGATATCAACGGCGGCACGATCGACGGCACCACGATCGGTGGTTCGTCAGCCGCGGCTGGTACCTTCACTACGCTTACCACCTCTAGCACGGTCACGCTCAACGGCGGCACGGCGAACGGCGTCCTGTACCTGAACGGCAGCAAGGTGGCGACGAGTGGGAGTGCGTTTGCTTTTAACGGAACTGATTTAACGCTTCCCGCCGAAGGCTACCGGTCATCTGCAACAAGTTTTCTTCGCTTGTCTGGGGGTGATGGCGCAGGCAGCGGAGCAAATTTAATAGTTTTCGGTCAATCGCACGCAACGGCGCCGGGGCGTGTATCAGTTAACGCAGTTGGGACTGGGCATACTGAGTTTAGTACGGGTGGTGCCGAGCGCATGCGCCTCGACTCCTCCGGCAACCTCGGCATCGGCACGGCGAGACCGGGAAGCAGAGTATCTGTCAACGACCCCGGCACGGGTTTATCGTTTAGTAACGCCGCCTCTGGCAACTTCAACATCGGCTTGCTTGCGGGTACCGGCTCCGCTCTGGCGTATGTGTTTCAGCGTGCCAATTCTGATTTGCTGTTTGGCACCAACAACGCGGAAGTTGGAAGGTTCACCGCCTCCGGCAACCTCGGCATCGGCACGGCGAGTCCAACAAACACGGCAGGCTTTAGCCGTCAGGTGCAGATCGAAGGAACAACTGCTGCGCTGACTCTTTCAGGCACGACTGGCACGGGCAAGTACACGCTTGGTGTTCCCGGAGCAAACGCTGTGGGGTTGTGGGACAACACGGCCTCTGCATATCGCTGGTATGTG